CTCTCTTGTGTAAATTTCCGCATACCTCCTGTATCTCTCTCGCTTACCCTCAAAGCACTGCACATTATAAACCCTTATCGCATATTCAAGCCTTGTATGCTCACTGTCCGCCCACACCGGTATTACCTCGTATGGCTTAAAACGCTTAAATATCGGCTTGCCGTTAGCGCCGGGGTAAACGTAAAGCCAGCCTATACCGCAGTTTAACACATCCTCGCCGATATTTCTCAAAAGCCTGAAAAAGCCTCTTGTAAATACTCTTGCAAGTCTCTCTTTCCTTGCTTCATCCGTACAGCGCACAGTCACGGGCTTACCCAAAAGATAGTTTACCTTTTGGTCCACAAGCACTCTGTATATATTGTCCACAACTCGGTTATTTGGGAGATTTTCAACCTCCACCTGTTTGCCGCCCTCGCCTATCACAGTGCGCCTGCGCCTTAATATATCGTGCTCTCCTATGTAATATCTTTCACCCGTAAGCATATCACGCTTGTGCATTGACGACTCAAAGCGTGATATATCTCTCTGAGCCATCTCCTTAAGCGTAATAGGCTTATTCTGCGCAATAATGGCATTAATTCTGTCATTTTCCGTCATATAACTCCTCCTTAGTAATGTATGCCCTCGGCTCCCGATGTAAGCTCTGCCTTAAGTCGATTAACAAACACATCCGCCAACTTTTCCACATCCCTGTCATCCTTCACCGTTGCATACGCCTTAAAATCCACATTTATTACACAATCACCTTGTTCCTTTGAGGTGTACTCCTTTTTCGACAGCTCACGCAGGATATTTTCCGACACTACCCTTTCACTTTCGCTTTCCTCGCTAAAGATATGCTCCGCATAGTCCTCCCTTTCCGCAATCGAATTAAAAAGCCGACTTTCCGCAATATGCTCCGACACATTTACTCCGTTCTCACTTGCATACACCTCACTCAGCCTATCTCCGTAAAGCTGTGAAATACGCTCATACCTGTCCTCCGAAAGGTACTCACCCAAAGACAAGGACGGTATTTGACAAATTCGGCTTTCAATATCCGATAATGCCGCAATACCGGTTTGATACCGCTCATAGCTTTCATATTCCGAAGTATATGTGTATAGCTTATTTTCAAGTCTTTCCTCTGCCAAAGCCGACACTGTATTAAATACCGTATCATGCATATCACCTCTGTCCGACAATGCAACCGTATAGGCTGTATAGGTGTTCGAAAGCAAGGGCAAGGCAGAGGTCACGGGCGCAAGCTCAAGCTCGTACTTTCCCGTGACCTCGGCGGGAGCGTAGATATCGTGGACGTAATGTATTGCGGATATTTCACCGCCGAAGCCTTGGTATCCGTCAGCCGCCTTCACCGGCATTTCATCATACCTAAGGCACATACCATTCTCATTATCTCTCACTTGACCCAAAAGCGCATTGGCATAATCGTAGGTATATACCGTATTTTCAAATACAGCTTGTCTCGTGACCTCGTTTTGAACATAGCCAAGGTCGGAATACACGGACTGTTCAATATATTTTCCATTAACCGTATCGTTGTAATTCCACAGGTTATTAACAATTGTCGCCCGCTCGTCCTCGTTCTCCTCCGCTTCCTCGTACAATATGCAGCTTGCCGTATAAAAACCGCTCAGTATTTGCATATACCAATTCCACTTTTCAATAAAATCATAAAGCTCCATAGCCAACCTTACCTTTCTCAGTCAAACGAAAATCTGTCACCGTTTTCCATACCCTCCATTGCGTAGCGCATAGCATCCATAAGGTGATTGTATCTGTCACAAGGACGATTTATCATATTTCCGAATCTGTCCTTTTCCCACATATAGTTACTTATTTCGGTAAGAAAATTTTTACAGCGTGGGTGAATAATTATCTTGTAATCACTTATAAAGTCGATACCGGCTCTTATGCTGTCGCTTCCCTTATGTGCGCCGGATATATGCAAACCAAGCTCTCTAAGCCTGTCTATTGATTTAGGCTCAGCGCTGTCTGCCGTTATGTGTGACTTTTGCCACTCCTTTTTACATACCGCATTGTATATGGCTTCATTTGACATTCCCTTTTGATACACCTCATCCAACACATACAGACGCTTGTTTTTTACATCGCATCGTCCGTTGAATATCGCCGTAGGGTCATTTGCGTAGCCAAAGTCAAGCCCCATAACATTCTTGATGTTATCCTTGCCCAACAGCTCCGCTTCGTCAAACTCACATTCCTCCCAATTTTCGTACACCAGTCCCTCGGCTATGCCCCACTCGCCAAGTCCCGCCACTCTGTAACGTCTGGGATTTTGCTCCTTCATACGCTCAAACACAGCTATATCCGCTTCATCAAGCCACTCATTGCACAAATATGTGGTGGTTTTGGCAAGTACATTTTCATCCTCGGTATCAAAAAAGCGCTTCTTTATCCAGTGTCGCTCGTTCCAAGGATTAAGGGTAATTGTCACCTGCTTAAACAGCTTATCGGGCACCTCACCTCTTATGCTTTCATCAAGCATATCAAAGGCTTCCTCATCATTCACCTCGTAAGCCTCCTCAATCCACAGCCAACACAGACAGCCGCTTGACACCGTAATTGATGTAATCTTGATAGGGTCATCAAGTCCTCTGAAGTATATCTTTTGTCCCGTAGGCTTGTAGGTTATTTCAAGCGGCGAAACCTTGAATACAAAGTCATCCCTTACACCAAGTCTGTCTATAGCCCAGCTAAGCTCGGCATAGCAGCTGTCACGCAATGTTGCATACACGTGGCGCACAACAAGCAAATTAGCCTCCGGATACCTTAACAGGCGGTCTATAAAATTCAAGGCTGTAGTCTTGCTCTTTTTGCTTGCACGACTTCCCTTACACACTCGATAGCGCCCCTCAAAGTTCCAATAATCATCGTATCCGCCGCCAACAAGCCTCCTATACATAGATTCTTCCAAGGCAATCACCCCTCATTGGTTATACCGAGGTTTCCTCCAAGTGCAAAGCCGCTTATTGCCGTCATATCGGATTTTTTAGCTATACAGGCGCTTGCACAACCCGTAGTACCTAGGTTAATATCGCCCACGTTGTTGATAAGCCTTACCTTATCCGACTCGGAAGCACTCTCAAATATACAGCCCACAAGCCTTATACCGGTCATTCCCTTACTTGATGTTTCCAGTATAATCGCACCGTACTCATCGGACGGAGTATATTTCACCGTAACATTAAACATAGCAAAGCCGTCAGCCTGCTGTGAAACCCCCATTTTATCAAGCAAAATCACTCCCTGTGTATCACTTGTAGGAGCATTGTTGCTTTCTATACACAGGTTTGATACGGTTATGCTTTTATTAAGCACGCTTATTCGCCCGCTGTCGCAATTTATAACTGTACCCGCACCGCTTCCGCATAAATGAATACACTCACTTTGCAGCAACAGTGTAGACGGAAGCTTATATGTACCCGCTTTAAAATACAGCATACCGCCGTCCGTCAAATTTTCTATCATTTTATTAAGGCTTTGCATACATTCCGAGCTACCGTCAAAAACAATATCCTCCGTACCGTCATATTCGGGTGAGGTCTGCGTTGCAACCACCACAGCGGCAAGTGACGGCTTATCAAGCAAATCCTTATAGCTGCCACTGTGTGCCACCTCACTTAAGCTGTCCGTTTCATCGCTCAGTCTTTTAAGCTCCTCATCTATCAAGGTGTAGTTTTCGTTAAAAATATCCACATCGTAATAATCCTCCTGTTCGGGAAGAACCATTTTGTAGTTGATTGTCTTTGTACTCATTTAATTACCTCCTCTCTCAGGCTTCTTTGTGTGTAGGTGCCAAGTGTGCTGTGCTTAAACGGCATAAGACCTCTATGTGTGTTATAGGCAAGGCTGCATTTAAGTGAGATATTGCAGGGCAACATACGTTTCAGCATACGCCTTACGGTATCAAACTTGCTCTTGGCATCCAGCTGTACCATAACACGCAGCGTATATATATCCTTGGCATATTCCATATATACGTTACCCTCTCCGCACAGCAACACAAGCTTTGCATATATGCTCGCAAAGGTGTACGGGGTATCCCCGTTAAGCGCCGCAAGTACTCTCATTCGCCTGTCCTCAACACTCTCGCCCGCTTGCGGAGTCAGTGACAGCAGTTTTTCATATCTTTCCAGTCCAAAGCTTTTGCAAAGCAGAGCAAAACATTCCTCCATAGCCTCGTCCTTTTCGGAATACATAAGGTCAAACTCGCCTTGCAAGCCGTTGTACAGCTCCTTAAACTCCCTAAGTTCAGCCATAAACGGTGGTAAATATTCTATAGCATTTATCTCTCTGCTCACTCGCTCACCTCCACGTTAAGCTCGCCAAACACCGCAAAGCTGTCCTTGTTAAGCACAAGCTCCTCGCCGAATACGGCACCGCCCACGCTTATCTCGCTTATACCTCTTACTCCTGCAAGGCTCTGTATTTTACCTGCCAAATACGATACAATAACGGTTATGTCATCCTCGTCATCAACACCCTGTGTGTCCTCCCATTTGCCGTTAAGCTCGGCAAAGTAGTCCTCCGTAACCTGCTCTATGTACGGCTTTAACAGCTCCGCATCGTATCCGTCCGACACTCTGAGCTTCACATTTATATCAACGCTTTGGCTATCCACCGTGCCAACGGTTACAATGTGTCCTACCGGTGCAATACCAAGTCCCTTGCCGCCTATCGGGTCAATATACTCCTGTACAGCAGATATAAGTGTAGGTGTACAAGCACTGTCCGAGCGTGATGCAATAACAAGCTTAACGGTACCGCCACCGTTCCACTCATCCGCACAGTACACTCTTACCTGACCTATACCGCCCATACCCGTTATATCCTCATTTTCATTAAGCTCCTTGACCTTCTGCCTGTAATCGGCAACATTTCCTCCAAATGCCTGCTCACTTATGCTCTCCAAATATCTCTGCCTGAACACCTCCGTGTCCTCCTCATCCTTTCCTTCGGTAATAACCTCTGTAAGGCGAGCACTTTTAAGCCCGTCTATGTATTCAAGCGGTGTCATTGCACCCAGATATAAATTGCCCTCGGAGCCCGTGCTTTCACAGTATACGGCTCTGCTGCCGTCCTCCAACAGCTCACCGACAATATAATTAAGCTTTTCAAGGTTAAAGCGTTTCCCCTCAACCTCCGCATCGGTAGGGTCAAACACACCTCTAAGTACAGCCGCCGAAGCCGTATAGGGTTCAAATCCCCTTTCCTTAGCTCTCATTATAAGCCAAGTTCGGTCTGCCGTATCGGCAAAGCACTGATTAAGCATATTTTCAAGCTCAATATACATAAGCTGCAGCTCAACGGCAGCAGGTGCAAGGGCATCATAAATAACAGAGCCCTCTCTTTTGTCCACCTCATCGGACACTCTGTCAAGCATACGTGCCAATATATTGTCAAAGGTATATTCCTCAAACATAATTATTCACCTCCCAATCGTATGTAAGCTTACCCTCACCGCTTATCACATCAAAGCTTACAAGCAAGGTGCGGCTTGCCTTGTTTTCCTTAAACTCAAAGTTTTCCACAGCGCTTATTCTGTCATCCTTCATAAGTGCTGTCCTTATGCAATCTTCAAGCTCTGCCCATACATAAGGAGTAAGCTTGCCCATATAATCTATAAGCTCAGTACCATAGCTGTCGGAGTATATTATATGGGCATATCTTATTGTAGACAGCCTTTTGTATATGGCTTGCTTCAATGCCTCCGTACCGTCCGCATATCCCACCACACACTTTTTTTGAGTGTTTATAAGATAGGTCCTGTCCGGATAAACCTCGTACTCGGCACTGTCAAAGCCACTGTTTTCGGGTATCATAGCTTTACTCACTCTCCTCTCTGAGCTTATCGAGGATAAGATACTTAAGCCCGCCCTCACACCTTAACATAATCAACCTCTCATCCTCCTTCAAAGCGTAGGTTGAAGCCGTATTATAAAGAAACTCTCTGCCTATAACAGCCTTTTGCTCCAGCATAATTTCAAGCGGAATTTCCTTGGGTATGTCCTCCTCCCGTATAACCCTGCCAAGCACAACACAGTCCGGCTTTTGCGCATTTACCGCATCCACGGCGCATTGCTTTACAAGACTTACAAAATCATACATCAAACTCACCCTCTCTCCCGTATAAATCAATATCCATAAGGTGACTTGCTCCCGCAAAGGTATGCTTCACCCTCTCGCACATCATATATTCATTGATAATGATATCTCCAAGGTCAAAGCTAACCTTCACCACAGAGCCGCCTCTGACGGCTATATCTCCCTTAACATCATACAAGGTAAGATACCTTCTCTTTCGTGAATACCTTTCAAGCTCATTTTTAACCATTTCTCTAAGCCTTGCTTCACTCAGTTCCTCCTTAAGCCTTGTATATTTTTGCAGTCTGCCCCATCTGCTCACATTATCGTCCGAAGCCGTGTACAGCTTTCTCACGCCCTCGGTTTTATCATCCCGTGCCAGCACAATCCTGTCATACACATCCTTGTCAATGGTTGAGGTATAGTCAAAGCCACCCGTATTGTATTTGTTAAACTCCGTATCAAGCTTCATTTCGCTCATACCTCTCAAACACAGCTTGCCAAACTCATCCAGCAGCACAAATCTGCTGCCGGTAGCCGTATATGTAATATCGGCAGCATTTTCAAGTATATCAAACAGAGTAGCTTCCTCAAATCTGCGTTCTATAACATAGCTCGTATCAGCTATATCTCCTGTTTTAAGGTGATAGTCGTCCGCAATCATTTTAAGTACCTCACCGTACTTTTTATTTTTGTACAATATGGTGTCTTTGTTTTTCAAATACCTTAGGCTGTCATAAGCCTTTACGCTTATAATATTCCTCTCCTTACGGCTTTTTTCAAACACATACCCTCTGAATATATCCGCACCGTTTACTCTCAGCCTAACGGGACTACCCTCTTGAAAGTCAATATTATCATCCTTAACCACGTTAAATTTAAGTGAGGTCGGTGCCGAATGTCGCTTATATTCAAGCTCCAAGCTTCCCGTTATCACAGGCAAATACACCCTGTCGTTTTCTATCAGCAGCTCATAGCTCACACCCGTATCCGACACGGTGTCAATTGTGCCAAAGATACTTGTGCCTTTTCCGCTGTACAAACAAGATGAGCTAAGCTGTTCAATAGTCTTGACCTTAGAGGCTGTAGATTTTTTTGTTGTGCTTTTGGAGGTAGTCTTGGAGCTTGAACTCGAACTCGAACTTGAACTTGATGATGCGGATTTTTCGCTTCCCGTTGCTCCGTCGGGCTTTTTTCCACCTTGCCAGCCCCAACCCTTAAACACATATTTTCTGTTACAGCTGTCCAAGTCCTCAACCCTAACTCCGTTGGCTGCGTGAATAACATTGCCGTTACCCGTAGCTATACCTACGTGCCCGTAGCTTCCTATCCCCTTGAAATATACCGCCGCACCTCTGGGAACATTATCCAAGCTTGTAGATACGCACCATTTTCCATACGCCTCGTTTGCACTTGCGGCATCACCGTAAATACCGCCCGCCTCATAACAAATCCTTACAAAACGCTGACAATATTCATCATAGCTGTGTGAGCCCTTAAGCGAATAAGCCTTTGCCATAATTGTTTCAAGCTGACTCATACCGTACCTCCCTTCAGCGTAAGCACGGTACCGGCATACAGATATCGTCCGCTTTCCGAGCAGCTAAGTCCGTTTTTTCTTGCGGCATTTTCAATAGCTTCCTTGTTATCCTCGTATATCTCGGAATATCTGCTTCCATCACCAAGGTACAGCTTTGCAATTGTCCACAGCGTTTCACCCTGTTTAACGGTAATGCTTTCGGGTACCGTTCTGTTACTCGTCTCACTTATGCTTATAACTCCGCTTGTCGGGTCAACAATGCGTGTTGCGTAGCTTTCATATTGCTTAAGTGAAATATCGCATATTAAATCTCCGCCGTTTTCCGCATCCTCACGTATGCTAAGCTCCTCGATAACACAGCTTATATCAGTTGAAGCTCTCTGTCCGTACCTCAGTACCCTAAACCATATCGGATTTGCCCTGCTTTTCATCTGTCTGAGGGCATCAGCAAAGTACATACCGTCCTTAAACCCGCCCTCATATATGCAAAACGGGTACTGCACCATAGGTAACAATGCCGAAAAGCTTATTTCGCAAAGTCCCGATGTTTCGGGCAAGCTAATCTCACCGCCGCTTACAAGGCTCAGCGTTCTGTTTTTGTTTTTAACCTTAATAGTAAAGGCTGACGGAGTAACGGGTAGCAGTAAGCCGCCCACATAAAAAAGATACATATTTACACTCCCTTCTGTCTACTATGCTTTTCACTCTCGATAATTTTATCGAGCGCCGCCGCCACAAAAGCCTTTTCGTACTCATTCATATCCGCATAAACGGAGGGAGTCCAGTGAAAGCGTTGCATACACATCAGTGCATACACGCTGTCACTGTCACCTCCGTCAATCAGTTTTTTGCTTCGTCCACCTTGTCCTTAAACGAAGTAAAACCAAGCATACCGTAAACAAAGTCCGCAAAGGCGGCATATTCCGACGGCTTATCAATAATAGCCTTCAACAAATCCTCCGGAGTATACACACCGTAGCTGTCCTGAAGCTGTGCCGACAGCAAATTAGGCTCTACCACGCTTGCGGCAAGCAGCTTATCCATATACAGTGCCGTATCAAGCCTTTCCCTTGCCATTCCGTTTTTATCCTCGCTAAGGCGCATACTCTCCCTTTTTATTTCCTCACAGCTTGCAGTATCAAGCTGTCTTATCTCCCACATAACCACATTTCCGTCATCATCGGTAATGTCGCTTGCGGCAGGATAAAACACATTCTCCCTTTTCACTCTGTTTCCCTTTAAAAATCTTTCAAGTCCGCTCATAGTCTCACACTCACCTCTTAAAGCATACCGTCAAGCACATCAAAGCTTTCGGGGATTTTGAAGTCCTCAAAGGTAAAGTCCATATCCTCGTCAAGGTAATCACCCTTTGCGTCAAACTTGGCAAGCACACCGCCGTTCATATTGCAATCGGTAAGCACAACAGTCTGTCTGCCCGCCGCCGAGGTAGGGTCCTCATTGCTTATCTGAATATCAAAGTAAATATCTTCGCCTGTTTTCTTATACTGAAGCATAAGCTGACGAAAAATCGAGGTATTGTAGTGAAACTCAGCCTTGCCCGTACCACTCCAACCGGAAGCCTTGTTACCCATACCCGTTTTACCGAGTATAGGCACCTTAGTCTTGTTCTTTTCAAACTTCGCCTCCAGATTGATAGCCTGCATAAAATTATATCGGTTGCCATCAATAGTCACAAAGCACTCCGCAAGCTTGGCACTGATAGTATCTCTTGCTCTCATAACAGCATTACTCATAAAAAATCACTCCTTTACTCCACCGTAACCGTCATATATAGCTTGCCCATAGCGCTTACTATACTAACGGCATCATTAATAACCACAGCTCTCTTGCTGTCACCTCTTGCAACGGTAATATCGTCCTCATCAAAGTCCTCAATGGCTCTTATGTCATTAAGCTGCTGATGATGCTTTACAATATCGTTCCAAAGGCTCATTCTTCCCGCATTATCATTAGGCACAACACCTAAGTAGCGTGTATTGAAGATAGTTGCAATATCGTTTGCAATTCTGTCGCACACTCTTACCGTCTGATTATCGGCAAACACATCACTCTTGGTGTCGCTGTAGGTCACAAGGCTGTTAATATCGGCAAGCACTCTGAGCGTACCGCTTACGCTGTGCAGAGTAAATTCGCCGTTTGCAATCGCACTTTTAAGCTGACTTTGAGTATAATCGGCATTTACCGCCAGCTCACCGTCATACGCTCTGTTAAGTGCGGACTTATTGATTTCACAGCCTGCCATAAGACCGGCAACCCAGTAAACAAGTGCCGCCTCATTTTCATCGGTCACGCTGTTTTTAACATTGATAACACCCTCGTGGTCTGCCGCCTTGTTATAAACCACGCACTGCATTTTCGCTCCCACATCATCTCTCATACGCTTGGTGTAGGCTATGTAAAGCGCCTTAACCTCATCATCGGTTGTAGGGCAGGCAAGCACATTGTAGCTGTAAGCCTCCGCCTTATCGAGAAATTCCTGATGCTTAAGCCCCGTCACAGTACCGTTTTCACCTCCGGTAAGCGGAATACCCGCCTCCTCTGCAAGCTCAGCAGAGGTAATAAAGCTCACATAATCGTTCGCTTCAAGCTCCTCCGCCGTATTTACACTCTGCGTATCCACCGCTTCACCATCAAGCTTAGTCACCACGCTAAAGCCGCCGTCAACGCTCTTTTCAATGCAAATTGTAATATCATTACCTCTCACACCGCTGTACAAAGCCTTTGCATACTTGTTTTCGGCAGCAGTACCGCCGCCGTTAAGTCTGTAGCAATACACGGTGCTTGCATTAAGAAAAAGCTCCCTTAAATACTTAAGCTTATCGCTTGTGTAGTCGTAGCCGAAAAGCTTCATACAATCCGTCTGAAAATCCTCATTGCTAACCTCAATAATTTTATCCTCTGCGCCCCAATCAAGGCTTAAGCCCACTGCCGCATAGCCTCTCTCACCAAGCTCAGCAGATGCCTTTGCCACCGACACAAAGTTAATGTAAGCGCCCGGCAGCACCTTGTTTTGACTTAAAAATGTTCCTCCGCCTAAAGCCATAAATATCTACCTCCTTAATTGATTTTTCTGCTTAAAAATTTACTTATTCTCTTATCGAGAGCCTTTACAGAGCTTTTTTCGTACTCACCCATTACCGAGCCTATAATATCTCCGTAGCCGGCAAAATGCTCACTCGCCGCAAGCTGTTCTCTCGAAAAAAGCTGTTCATTCTCACTTGCCATATTAAACCTCCTTAAAACCGAGCTTGTATTCCTCCATAACCTCGGCAGTCTCGCTAAAGCTTGGCGCAGTCATTTTTACAAAAAAGTTGAACTCGATATTAAGCACGGCACAGCTACCGTCAAATACAACGCTCATTCCGCTGTTTTCCATAGGATAGCCGTCAACCTCGATACAATCGAGCGCCGACATCAGCCTTTGCATAACGGTGCTCATATCCTCATTTTTACCCTCATACTTGGGATAATAGGTAATCTTTAAGCCGTTTTGCATATAATATCTGTTACCTCTGAACAGCTCTATGCCACTTTTGGTAACCTCCGCAAAAAAACAAGGGCGAGTAAAGTGCTGTTCCTGTTTTTCCGTATATATGTGATATTCCTCACCAAATTCACCGCTTATCGCCCTGCACACTCCGTCAACCAATTTATTAATCATTTCTACACCTCACTCTCATACGGCACGGCAAGCACTTCTCGGTGATGACGATATAACGCACCCTCCGAGGTACTTCTCAGCCGATATTCGCTTCCGTTTTGCCTTACCACCAAAATACTGCCCGCCTTTATGACAGTATCGGGTGATAAAAACACACGCACATTCATACGCAAATCATTTTTATGCGTATTTTCCGATGCCGACCTGTGTGCGGCAAAGTTTTCACTTCCCCCAAACACAAGCCGACACTCAACATCACTCTGCTTCAGCACAGACACCTGCCCCGTCACACCCCGCTCATCCACGGCATTTTCCATCTCGTATATATCGCATCTGCCAAAAAATAAACTTATAATATTTTCCTTAATCCCCATCAAATCACTTCCTTACCAGCAAATTTTTCTGAAACGGTAAAGCTCCGACTCACCCCTATTAAGCGTGTTAATAAGGGTAGTCATAGCGTCCGCCTCGCCGTCCGTATCATATTCAAGCTTTACATCACCCTCGGTTATAGCCTTTAACGCACCTCTTGCATCAAAATCCCCAAGCATACCCACCGCCATTCTGTCGCCGATAATGTATGCGCAAGCCATATCCACCGCAAGCAGCTCCGCCTCGGTAGGCACATAGCTTAAATTGCACACATTCTTGATATGCTCATCAACTCTGTGACAGGCGAAGTCAATCACCTCGTCGGCTATCGTTTCCGTATCTATACCGAGCTGTGCAAGCCTTTCACGCACCTCCATATCAGCCTCTTGAAATAATACGTGCAATAGGGATAGCCTTGTGGTCAATGTAGCTCTTTACCTCTGCACCGTCATTTACAAGCTCCCAGTTTGCACCGTCCTTAAGCTCCTTGTCGGTAGGTGAAAGCGTAGCCTGATTTTTCTTTGTATAGCTGATACCATAAGGTGCAAAGCACTTTCTGCTTCTTACAAAAAGCATATCCTGACCGCCGCCCGCAACGGGATTTCTGTACATTTCATACTCATTCTGCGTACCGATATTTTCATAATCAAACGCACCCGCACCGAGTAAATAGGTGGTGTAACTGCCGTCCTCACCGATAGGCATACTGTCATCGATAAGCACCGCTCTGCCGTTCCACGTTGCAAGGGTTAAATCTC